ACTCGAAACGCCCTCCAAGCGCAACGTTGTTTCTTACCAACCAACGCCTAACATTATCCTCGTATTCCAATGTAGATTCCCCTGGTTGCTTTGAAGTAGATGACTGGGCCGCGGACGGCGCACTGTCTTGTATATTTTTCGGGGATTCACTGGGTTCATCATCATTTATGTCAGTACTTCTCGTCAAATCACGTCTCTGGTTTAAGGCCTCCGAAGCATTCGCTCCTTCATTGGCCCGAACTAAAAAGGGATATGCTCTTGGAGAATGTTAGTCCCTGCGCGTTCAATACGTCCTTGAACGGTCACTATGAAAGGAGCTGCAAATGCGTTAATGGCGTATAAAGCAATTACAGCTGATGGAGCTGTAATGCACGTCCCTTTAACTTGAAGGCTGAAAGCTTGCGTCTCCTCCAGAGCAACTGGCACCACACCAGTCAGGTTGTTGCCACATACGAAACTCTTGATACTGGTCATGGCTGTCATATCTGACATAGAAGAAATGCTAGTATCATCTCCTTTAAGACCCACCATAACAAATTGACCTGGAGCTGAAAAGCTGATATTGACGGTCAAGTCTTTTATAATGGCTACGCCAATGAGAGGTTCAAGGAACGTCTTGAGAACCTTAACATCCTTGATGCGTTTGACTTTGGTATGGATCTTGCTATCTCCTCCGGCCACTTCGAAAACGATCTTAAGAACATCATCACACCTATCACCATAATCTGTTGCCTGAGCATGGTAAAGACTCAACGCCAAAGGCGTCAAAGTATTCGACACTGTGCTGACCAAACTCATGGCTTGTGTTGGAGCAGTAGTAATATGACCGGCGCCTCCCCCATCTTGATTTGCATTGTTGCTAGTCGAAGCCATAGCTAGGTAGAATCGTTTTAATAAATTCGCTTTGAGAGGGTCATTGATTCCCGCCCTCTTCTAAATGAATAATGGGCATTTCCGCATGAATACGGTCCATTGACAATGCCAATTTATGTTCATCCATTGTTGCGCTTTTAGACTTGTCAAACAAACTACCTAGATAGCGGAGAGCTTTGACTCCCGATCGCAAGACCACATCTTTTCTTGAGCTTTGCATGAAACGTTGCATACGCTCACTCAGATTCTCTTCATGACTTAAGTCCAAGTGATTGTGTACATCGAGATCACCAGTTAGTAGATACCCAAAATTTTCGACGAAGCGTCGGTTCTTGAGTAAGTGTCTCATCAGTTGATTGTGGCATACACTTCTCTTCTGGGTCAACCAATCACTTAAATTTGGCAATCTATAAGCAAATCCTGCCTCATACGCGTAACTCAGTATGGTCTCAGCAGATCTGCCTTGCTCAATTCTCAATCTATGTCGGTACCACAACACCTCGGGATCTTTGAAGATGCCATCTGGTGTCAAGCACCATCCAACGAACTCGGCAGGTTCTTGTATCATCAACTTAGGTTGTAACTTGAAGTATTTTCCATTTTTAACCCAGGTGCCTCGAGGCAGAGTGCTGGGATGGAAGACACTATCGTCTCCAATAAAAGCGCAAGGAAAATGCACGCCTCTAGGACCAGCAAGATCACGTTCCAAATTGCTAAGGGCCATGTTGGCCAATGTGTTGCCGAGGATCGTCCCACTCTCTCCTGTGAATCGCATCACCTCTAAGGATCCATATTGACATATAAGGTTCATTTTCCATCTCTTAAACCTCTCGAGTAAAGTACGAGGGACTCCCATGTACTCATACACTTTAAGCTCAAAGAGTAGAACACTAATGTCTTGACTCTGATC